ACCAAGATAAAAGATATTAATTGGATGTTTGAGGTTCTTTTTAAGTTCTTCAAAAAAATAGATGCCAAAACTTTGTGCATAGCACAGGCAGGTGATTTCATAGGAGGTGAAAGCTGTAGCGTATTCAAGAAAGGACTAGCTAGGAAGGCCATGAATTTTTTTATATGTAAAACAGACAACCCTTTTAATTTTTTAGGAAGAATTAATGAGGATGTAACGACCTATGTTAATTTAGGAAACAAGGGTGATCTTTTTTTTACCGTTTGTGAGTTGTCATTAACCCAAGAACTAACACAAACAAATGAAGGTGGATTTACAGACGTATATAAAAACGAAGGCACATACGTTAAATCTTTTTACTCTGTAATGTATAATCCTAGTAGCGTAAAAGTTGGATTGATGGGAGCTAAGAATATGAGATTGCACCACAAGATTAATTGGAATAAATCCGTGCCTAAAATCCTAGATGAAAAATATAAGAAATGAACAAAACCGAACACAGTAAAAAGGTATTAATACAAGCACTTGAAAAATCTTTGGGAGTTGTAACGACTGCCTGTAAAACCGCAGGAGTAGGAAGAACAACGTACTATGAGTGGTATAACAATGATGAAGATTTTAAGAAGCAAGTTGATGATGTAAAGAATATAACTTTAGACTTTGCAGAAAGCCAATTGTATAAGCAGATTGAAAATGGAAATACAGCAGCAACAATCTTCTTATTAAAAACAAAAGGCAAGGAGAGAGGTTATATTGAAAGCCAAGATATAAGTATTACACAAACAAATAAAAAGCCAAGCTGGTTTGATGATAATGATGAATGAATTTTTATACCATGCGTTAGGAATATGTGGAGAGCATTCACACCCTAATTTGATAAACATGCTTTTTTTAGGAGCAGTTGCATTTGTAAGTTTTAAGATTTTAGCAAGCAGAGTGAGAAGTGGTAAATAATTGCACTATATGTGATTCGGACTTAGAGCATGATGATATGCGTGGAATGATTGGAACAGAGCCAATAGGGTTTTGCGTTTGGTGTTATTCTGCTTTATATGGGATTTTTAATAATGAAGAGATTGAAGAACCCTAAAACATACTACCAAGTAAAAAGCAGCAAGGCAAGAATCCAAGTGCATCAGGGAGGCACAAGATCCGGCAAGACGTATTCAATTCTTTCGGTGCTGATTGAGTATTGTTTTAAGAATAAAAATGCTAAGCAAGTAATAACAATATGCAGAAAAACTTATCCTAGTTTGAGGAGTAGTGCGATGCGAGATTTCTTCCATATCCTAGAACAAGAGAATTGGTATAATCCTGCACTACATAATAAGGTCGAAGGAACTTACAAGCTGTTTGGAAATCTGGTTGAGTTTATAAGCGTAGACCAAGCAGAAAAGGTAAGAGGTAAAAAAAGGAACATACTTTTTATTAATGAAGCTAATCAATTGAATTTAGAAGATTGGAGGCAGTTGATATTGAGAACACAGGACAGAATTATTTTGGATTATAACCCTAGCGATGAATTTCATTGGATATATGATAAGGTTCTAACAAGGGATGATGTGGATTTCTTCCAGACAACATATAAGGATAATCCATATTTAGGAGAGCAGACGATTAAGGAGATTGAAAGATTGAAGGAAGCTGACGAGAATTATTGGAAGGTATTTGGATTAGGAGAAAGGGGAACAAGTAGAACAACAATCTTTACACATTGGAAAGAGGTTGAACAAGTGCCGGAAGGATGGAGGCTTTTGGCTGTGGGATTGGATTTTGGGTACACGAATGACCCGACAGCTATTGTAAAGGTCTTTACAGATGGACATGGATATTGTTTAGATGAGGTTTGTTATTCGAGTGGATTGCTGAATACGGATATCTGTAACATATTAAGAAGTGCAGAAATAGATAAAGGAGATTCTATTATTGCAGACAATGCAGAACCAAAATCAATAGCGGTGATTGCTTCGCAAGGGTTCAATGTTCATCCATGCAGAAAAGGGCCGGACAGCATAAGAGCAGGGATTGATTTCATGCGTTCAAAACCTTTAATGATAACAGCAAGAAGTGTGAATGGAATAAAAGAATTGAGGAATTATAAATACAAAGAGGATAGAAACCAAAAAGCTTTGAATACGCCTGTTGATGCGTTTAATCATTTCATTGATGCAAGTAGATATGCAATTACGTTTAATCAAACAAATCCAAATTACGGAAGCTATCATTTGGGATGATGTGAGATAATAGAATCAAATACGTTATATTTATATCAAAGAAAAATATCTAAAATGAGTAAGAAGAAGAAAAGCACAAAAAAAGATCCGAAGGAAATTATTGAAAGTCCTGTATCTGAACATGCAGTTGCATTAGGCAAGATTCAAGCATGCAAAGAGGAGTGCGGAGATAATTGTGAAGCAGCCAAATACATTGCAGGTATGATGTTAAAAGCATCGATTGAAGAGAGAAGGGTTTTACATGAGGCTTGTGATGCATTGTTGAAGCATAAGCCGGAGGTTGCAGAGTTTCATCTAACAGAGTTAATAAAGAGAAAAGGATGAGTTTCACCAAAGCTCAAGATTTGACAGACGTTGGGGATATGAAAACCAAATTGACCGCTGTTCAAACAAATAGAGGTACAAGAAATGAAGCTAGGGCATTGTCAGAATGGAGAACGATAAAGGCAACGGTTGAAGGAAGAAGTACGTTGAACAATAAGCGTCTTGGAATTGATTACATGGAACACATGATTCGTTCAGGGTTTGACCAATTAGCGATTGACCATTGCACAAATTTGGAAACAATTATGAATCAAATTCCTTAGATTATGAAAATAAGGTTACCTAAAACATTTGCAGATTTAAGCGTTTCAGAATGGGAGCTATTGCATCAGAATGAAGATAACATGGATGCGCTAGTTGCGCTTTCTGGTATTAAGAAAGAGGATATACAAAAACTTTCAAAAAAAGGCCTTGATGTAGCTTATAACCATATTGAAGAGTTGAGGAAATCTGAATATGGTGAGCTTGTAGAAAAGTTGAATATCAATGGTGTGCAATATGGGTTTGTAAATGATTGGGATTCATTCAGCATGGGAGAGTGGATTGATATGGAGAATTATTGCAAGGATGTCAGTAAAAACGCTAAAAACATTCTTTCTTTATTATATAGAGAAATTATAAGGGAAGAGGGGAAAAGATATTGGATTAAAGATTATACGGCTAAAGAAGATCCAGAGAAGTTCAAGGATATTCCAGCAACAGTATTCGGTGGAGTGCTTAGTTTTTTTTTGAATACCAAAATCGAATTGTTGAGGACTATGCGGCTATCTTTAGCGGGAATACTGAGGGAGGTGAGTTTGGGAAACGATGGGGTTGGTATTCCGCACTATATACCCTTGCAGGTGAGAACTTTCTTAAAATGGATGCAGTTACCGAAAAACCTGTGGCAACGATTTTTACGCATCTTTGTTACTTACAAGACCTAACAGAAAAGCAGAGAAATGATAACATTCGCTAATATTGTAGATAGATTTGAGACGTTTGTAGAAAACCACTTTTTCCTCAAAACATTTTCATTCGGCTCACCGGAGGACTTGGATTTGAACAAGTTTGAGAATTACCCCCTTTTGCATCTGGTTTATACATCGGGTAATTATGTGGATAAGGTAAAAACCTATACGTTGGAGGTTTACATCATGGATTGCCCTAGAGGGGAGCAAAACAGAAAGGAGTTTGAGAGGGATGTTATCACGCAGAGTGAACTTTGCGCAGAGGATATTTTAGCAGATTTGGAGAATGGAGGTGCAATATTTGATTTCGATTTTGCGTATATCTTGGAAAGTGCAAGTATTACTCCTTTAGAAGAAGAGAACAGCAACACATTGAGTGGAACACTCTTAACAATTTCTATTGGAGTGCCTTACTTGTACGATAGTTGTAATGCACCTTTAGTTGGGGTAAGTCCACAAGGAACAAGCACAACATTTTCTGCAAGAGGTCTGTTAAGAGTTAAGGAGATTGACGGAACACCGGATGTAACAACGGTTAAAACAATTAACGTAAGTAATGGTACGCTAACAGATGATGGTAATGGAGTTGTAACAATAGACACTAGCGGAACTAGTCCGTACCCTTACACAGAAGTTAGTAAGACATTCACAAGAGCAGAGTTACTTGCGTATAAAGGTTTGGATGTTACAGCACAACCTGCCCTGCAATTAATTACAGCAGAAGCAGATAAGTTTCACACTATTGAAGAGGTATATTTTATTATAAATAAAACAGGTTTTAATGATTCAGGTTCTTATGATAGCAACGCAAACATTATAGTTCGACAGTCAACAAATCAAACTGCAAATGTAACAGCAGCACAGATTCCAAAAAATCGAATTAATCAAATAATGCGTAACGAAACAAGCACACAAGGCTTGTATTTTAGGGATGTGCCGGCAGGGAATGAAAGTGCAAGGTTATATTCTAAAAATAAGGGTACGCATCTATTCATCGGTAGTACATTGAATCTAACTACAAATTTTTTGAGTTTAACAATCTATATAAAATACAGGGCGTTTAGTCCATCATAAAAATTAATATAATGGAGTTTATAATTGAAAATTGGGCAGAGTTAATAATTGGCTTACTAGCATTTGCTAAAATCGTTGTTAATCTTACACCAACAGAAAAAGATAACAAAGTATTCGGTTGGATAGATACTTTTATTACCTCAATTACAGGAGATACTAGGAAGAAGTAATGATTGGAAAAAAGACTAAAATTGCCCTCCAGAAGTTTAAGCACGCAGTTGTAAAAAAAGCACAACAGAATTTAGGTACTCGAAGGATTGGCAAGAATACGTCTTACGGAGGAACGAAGAGGAGGAGATTACAGAAAAGCTTGTACGGTGATGTTAATGAAGCAACAGGGGATGTGGTGTTTGGTTCGTTAGCACCCTATGCTAAGTTCATACACTATGGAGTTTCAGGTACAAAGAAAAGCAGACCCGATACTCCGTTTAAGTATGGAAAAAAAATGCCTCCTATTGATGCAATTGCAAAATGGATGAAGGTGAAACCTGTAAGATTGAGAGACGATAAAGGATCTTTTGTAAAGGCAACACCGGCAAGATTAAAGGGAGCTGCATTTGGAATCGCCAAGAAAATACAGGAGAAGGGAATACCCGGACTTGCGTTTTTTGATGATGCGTTTGAAATGGTATATCCAAAGCATCAAAGTAAGATAGGAGAGGCTATTGCGTTAGATTTACTAGAGCAGATTCAAAAATCAATAGAGAACAACGATAACTTAAAAGAAGGATAGACATGGCTGCACAATTCGATTCAGCACCGGCAGAGACTTATGTACCGGCGAACCAAGTATTGATGTACACGATAAGTGATGATGGTGGTGCTGTATCTGCATCGCATAGGTTTATTGTAGTGGTATTTGAGAACGCGACACAGATTGCGAAATTGTACTTGACAGCTAATACAAATAACAAAGCACACTTTGACTTATCTCAAATAGTGAAACACAGATTGAAAGTAGATAATAACATTAGTGACGGTACACTTTCGATTTTCGACATGGCTGCAAAAATTGACCATTCAACAGTAGGCACTAGAAGATTCAGGGTGAGGATTGGTACGTTTGACGGAACATCAGAAACGCTTAATGAAGCTTCAAAATACATTTATCTTGTGGATGGAACACAGCAGATAAGTGAGGGTTTGCACCCAAGTTTTGCCAAGTATTATCCAACAGGCACAAGCTTCAAAGGTTGGTTAACAGAAAGATGGGATGATAAAGAAGTCAGCGGACAAGGAATTAATAGTGCAGTAGATTATTATTTTGCAGATAATGATGAGGGCGTGGTTGCATGGATTCATGATGATACAGTTATAAGTGGAGATGATGAAAGAGTTTATTATCAACTTTATAATGATGCAGGAACTTTAGGTACGTTAGATTTCCACCGTATATCATCAGATGGAGGTAATACTCTTGCTGACACAAACTATGACCAAAAGCTACACTTTACTGGATTAGCACCTGCAAGTTTGAGGTTTACATCAACTAATTTGCCAAGTCATGCCAACAATTCATCATGGACTTATTACCTTCTTTGGTTAGCTGATACGTCAGCAAATAGAAAATCAAAATACATTCGAGTTTACAAAGATTGTGGAGTTTATAAAAATGAACGAGTGCAGATAGCTTACGCAAACAGATTGGGAGGTTGGGATTACTTGAACTTTGATGGAAATGCAGACAAGCTAGAAACGGTTGAGAATAAACCTTTCTACAAACAGCTTGGTGATTATGATGCAGCAACATTCTCATTTGCAACAACAGCAAGAAATAAAGAGCCATATCAAATAACAGCTAAGCAGAGTTACACATTAAAAAGCAATAGCTTTAAGAAAGAAGAGTTTTATCAGTTAGAAGGATTATTGAGGAGCAGTAACGTATTCATGCGTTATGGGGATAGTGATTCAGATACTTCGTTTTTAATTGACAGAGATAAATGGTTGCCGGTCATAGTTGATACAAAAAGCTTAACAATAAGAGATAAAGCACAAAGCAGAATTTTTGATGTAAGCGTTAAAGTAACATTAGCACAGGATATAAGATGTTAAGATTAAGAGTTTGGAACAGCGCAGAAACTGAACAATACGATTTAGAGGTTTATCAAAATCTGCCGGTAAATCTGTTATTCAGATACACAGAGGTTTCAGAAATTAACAAAGCTGTTGGCAGTTATTCTCAAACATTCCGGATTCCGGCCACAAAGAAAAATCTTGACTTTTTTGGAGGTGTAATTAATCCCGGTGTTGCAGAAACATCATCTTTAATAAATGGAAATTTCAGCGTAAAACAAAAGATCAGAGCTGAATTATCTAAAAATACAGTTCCTTTAATCAGAGGGAGCGTACAGGTTAAAGCTGTATACAGACAGAAAAAAGATTTCTACGATATTGAGTTGGTGTTTTTTGGGCAGGCAGTTGATTTGTTGAATGCAGTTGGAGGTTCGTTAATGAGTGAATTGACTCTAACAGCATTAGATACAACAGTTAATTATGGAAACATTTTGACAAGTTGGTTAATGTTTGGTACTGCACCCTTAGATGGAACGATTGTATATGGTGTTATGGATAAGGGAAGAAATTGGGGAGTTGCCCCACTATATACAGTTGGTTGGGATGATACCGCACCGGCAAACTCTTACCCTTTGTGGGGAGGTAATGGAACTAATAACGTACTGAATCAATGCGATTTTACTCCATTTGTAAAGGCAAAGTTTCTTGTAACACAGATTCTAACAGATGCAGGATTTACGTTTACATCGGATTTCATGGACACAAATGATTTCGGTAATATATACGTTCCGATGCATGCAGGAGGTACATTAGGCATAGTTTCAGATGATGTACAAGACAACGGTGCTAGGGTTGGTTTAGCTACAAACCAAACAACAACTTCTTCGAGCTTTTCAGTAATTGCATTTGTAGACACCGTTAATGGAGGAACAGACCCCGGAACAAATTGGAACAATACTACATATAGATGGACAGCACCTATAACACAGTATATAAGAGTTGAACCAAAAATTAGAGCTAGCAATGCGTATGTAAGAGTGCAGTTAAAGGATTCAGGCGGTTCAGTATTACAAACACTTTTTTCCGTTTCTGCATCAACTAATACTGCTATTTTAGATCCGACAGGAGATTACGCAGCAGGTACAGTAGTACATAATTTGCTTGTAAATGCAGGGGATTATATCGAAGCAGAATTTGCAAATACAGGTTCAGGAACAGCAACAATGATTGGTTCAAATAGTATTGCATCGGCAGAAGGTTCTAGTATAAGAATTGAAGCAGATGCATCAGAGGCAACAGGGTTTGATATTGACCCTAGTTTGAATATTCCTGAACTTAAACAAATAGACTTTTTAGCAGGATTGCAAAAAATGTTTAACCTTGTGTTCATTCCGGATGCAGTTAATCCTAAAAAATTAAAGATTGAGCCGTTTACAGATTACATGGCTACTGGTACGGAAAAGGATTGGACAAACAAAGTAGATTTTACAAAGGATTTTGTCATAAAGCCAACGACAGATATTCAGAAAGGAAAATACAGGTGGACACATTCAGAGGGTGGAGATTTCATTAATAAAGCTGTGAAAGACCAACTGAATAGAGTATATGGTCAAAAGGAAGTACTAGACCCCGGTAACGATTTTGCCTCTGGTGATATAACAATAAAGACTCCTTTTGCGCCTTACATTATGAGTGTAGTGCCTAACTCAAATGTGACGATACACAGAGCAATTGATGATAAAGGATTAGCCGTTCAGAAACCTAAAATAAAATTAGCATATTACAACTATTTACAATCCGGTATGACAGGCGATTATAAGGTTAGGCAAGATGATGGCTCGTTAGCTACGATTAGTGCGTTTCCGCTGTTCAGTAGTTTCAACGCACGTTATCCAGAGGTTGAAGATAATTGGTTAAATTTTGGTTCAGAGATTCCATTGATACCTAATCAAAGTTTAGTATTAAATAATCTTTACTATAAATATTACAGCGGTTATGTAAATGAGCTGTATTCGACTGATGCAAGGTTGGTGGAATGTTCAATGTTTTTAACAGCAGAAGATATTGCCACTTTCGAATTTAATGATAAGATTCTAATTGAGAATACTTATTACAGGATTCTTGAGATAAGGAATTACGACGCAACAACAGAAGCACCTTGCAGAGTTAAGCTAATTAAAATCCTTTCAAGTATTGCAGATTGCGCAGATATTCCAACAGACGTGACAAATGAAGGGATTATTACGTTTAATGGAAGTCCAACAGATTTTGGGAGTAAGGAGTGCTGTGAACGCTATGGATATGTATTTACACCGGATAAAGCAGGGGGCAATAGTAGATGCAGAGCATTAGGAAATATTGCAGTAGCACCAACAACACCTGTTCAAAATAACGGATGATGAAAGTGAGAAAAATGAAAGACCGGAGTTATATCATGGAGGGGATTGATTTGCTTATTGCAAATGCAAAACCATATAAAAAACCGAGCGTGATGATAAAAGTTTTGGATATTGTATTTACAACGATTTTTCTTTCTGCGTATGCGTACATGATCTTTTTTTTGGTTTCATCACTAATTAATTTTCTGCGTTAAGGATGGATGCTAAGAAAAAAATTATATTAGAATTTGATGCTGATACAGGCCAAATTACTTCTGGTCTACAACAGGTAGATAAACAATTAGATGATGTAGGAGAGAAAGCCGGTGATATAGGTAAGAAAGGAAAGAAAGGTTTTGGAGCGTTAGGCAAAGGCCTCAATGTGGGTAAGCTAGGATTTCAGGCATTAGGAAAAGCTATTGCTGCTACTGGAATTGGTTTATTGATTATGTTGCTTGTAAAACTTGGGCAACAGTTAATGAAGAATGACAAAGTTGCTAGAGTTGTTGAGCAAACTATGGCTGCCATTGGTGCTGTAGTGAGCGTATTGGTGGATGTAGTGGTGCAAGTAGGTGAGGCATTATTTACAGCATTTACTCAACCTCAAAAGGCAATTGATTTTATCAATGAGAAGATAAATACTGTTTATAGTGTAATATCAGGTGTAGTTAAACTTATAAAAGAGAGTTTCATACTGGTTCTGCAAAAAATGAAAGCCGGTTTAATTCAGGCAGGAATTGCAGCATTAGAGTTTTTTAGTGCAGGATTTGCTGATACGTCTGGATTAGAGAAGGAGCTAAAAAAGACGCAAGACGCAATATCAGAAACAAAGAAAGAAATAAGTACAGCAGCAAGCCAAGTTGCAGGGCCGTTCATAAAAGCATTTAAGGATGCAAAGAAATTTGTAAGTGAATTAACTGAAGAAATGAGTGTGCAGGCTAGATTGGCCGTAAAGCTAGCAAATGCACAAAGAAAATTGCGTGATAATATTCGAAGCGTTGCATTAGAAACGGCAAAACAAAGATCCGAGATTGCGCAGTTGAAGATGGACAGCGACAACATGAATAAGTCTGTTGAGGAAAGAATTAAAGCTGCAACAGAAGCTGCACAGAAAGAGGAGAGGTTGAGAAAGTTGAGGCAGAATAACGTGCTTGATGCGATTCGATTAGCAAAACAAGAAGCCAAAATTAATGAAGATAATGAGGAGATGGCGCAGAAGATTAACGACCTGCGTGTTGAGTACTATGCCATTGAAGAGGAGGGGTTAGCTTTAGCAACAGAGCTGAACAATAAGATTATCAGTTTGCAACAAGAGAGGCTCGCTGCAGAAACCGAATTTTTTAATACAATAGCAGAAAGGAGGAATGAGCGTACGTTATCAGACCAAGAGAAAGAGCTTGCAGATTTAGCTGCACATTATGCACAGCAGATAACATTAGCAGAGAAGTATGGGTTTGATACAACAGAACTTTTGGCACAACAGCAGTTAGAGCTTGCAGCTTTGGAAGATAAGCACGCAGAGGAAAGAAGATTGAAAAAGGAGGAGGATGATGCTAAAGATATAGCAAAAGAAAAGGAAAAGCAAGCAGCTATGTTAGCTGTTGCACAGCAGTCGCTAAATGCTTTGATGGCATTGAATGAAGCTTTTGGAGGAGTATCTGAACAAGAGAAAAAAGATAATGAAAAGAGGTTAGCAGCCATAGATGCTGCTGCAAACGCAGAGGAGAAAAATAGGTTAATACAGCAACATAATAAGTTGCTTCAAGAACAAAACAAACAAGCTAAAAAGCAGTTTGATAGAGGAAAAAAGTTACAGATTGCTCAAGCAACAATTAGTATGTATGAGAGTGCAGTTAGCTCTTACAACTCATTAGCAGGCATACCTGTAGTTGGGCCTGTATTGGGTGGACTTGCAGCAGCAGCAGCAATAGCAATGGGCATAGCAAATATTGGAAAAATAAAACAGCAAACATTTGAAGGAGAGCCATTGCTTTCGGGAGCAGGTGGAGGAAGTGCAGCACCACAAGGTATACCCGAAGGTTCAGGACAACAACAAACAGAAGGAGGTACAGGGGGGATGCTCGACCTGTCATTCTTAGGAGAAGGTGCCCAAAGTAACGTACAGGCATTTGTGATAAGTAGTGAAGTAACAAACAGCCAACAGAGCGACCAATTAATTAACGACCAAGCAAGCTTAGTAGGATGAAGATTTTAGAATTAGTAATAGACGAAGAAGCCGAAGTTTTCGGAATTGATGCAATTTCACTTGTAGAATTTCCTGCAATAGAGAGTGATTTTGTTGCATTAAAAGATCAGCAAAGAATACAATTTGCAGAAGTTGATAAGGAGAAGAGAATTGTATTAGGGCCTGCGTTGATTCCTGATAAACCTATTTACAGAAAGAATGATGATGGAGAGGAGTTTTACGTTTACTTCTCAAAAGCAACAGTACGCAAAGCAATGGAGATGTTCATGAGTTTTGGGAATCAGAACAACATGACGTTAGAGCATGAGCATGACATTAGAGGTTTAAGCGTTGTTGAATCGTGGTTAGTTGAAGATGATGAAAAGGACAAATCTAGGAAATATGGATTGGATGTGCCGAAGGGAACATGGATGGTAAGTATTAAAGTAAACAACGAAGCAATATGGAACGAGTACGTTAAATCCGGAAAGGTAAAAGGATTTAGTATTGAGGGTTTTTTTGCAGATAGAATGGAAGTAGAAAAAAAAGAGGAATTAAAATCTATTCAAGTAAGAAAGGATAAAAGATATAAGGATAATAAAAGATATCTTGAAAGCTTTGCAGATTATCCTGATGCAGTCAAAAACAATGCAAGAAGAGGTATTGAATTAAATGAGAAGGTAGATAATAAGTGCGCAACACAAACAGGTAAGGTAAGAGCGCAACAGCTTGCACAAGGTGAAGCAGTTTCAGTTGAGACGATTAAGCGCATGATATCTTTCCTTTCAAGGGCAGAAACTTATTACGACCCAAACGATACGAAAGCTTGTGGAACAATAAGCTATTTGCTTTGGGGAGGTAAAGCAGGATTACGTTGGGCAAAGTCTAAGATGAAAGAATTAGAAGTATTGAGCGCAATTGAGATTGAAGCCGGTTTGGATCTTTTGGAGAGTGAGCTTGCCAAGATAGGGCCGAGAGGTGGAGTGAAGAGAAGCAAGAAAGCACCGAAGAGTGGAACACCTAACCCAAACCCAAAAGGAAAAGGAACTGCAAGAGGTACAGCAAAAGATACAAGAAGTGCCAAGGTTAGCAAGAAAGATGAAAAGACTTTACAGAAAAAGTCCGATGAATTTAATGAAAGGTATAAGAAGAAATTAGGTTACGGGGTTACTGTTGGAATGTTGAAGGCTGTTTTCCAAAGAGGTCTAGGAGCGTTCAATGTTTCTCATTCTCCAAAAATAAAAAGCGCAACTGCATGGGCTCAAGCGAGAGTAAATGCGTTTCTGTATTTGGTAAAAAACGGCAGGCCACAAAATAAAAAGTACACCGGAGATTTTGATTTATTGCCAAAAAAACATCCGAAATCTAAGAAAAAATAAGATTTAGGTGAAATACAGCTACAAGGCATATAAAGCGATTTAAGCGATTATAGGTGTTTTGTGAAGGTGTACCATTACTTTTTTGAGATAACGCAAACGCTTGCTATTGTTGAAACACAGCGGTAGTAAAAAAAAAGTTTGAAACGGTTGTGAGAATCGTACTCAGTAAAGCGTTATAAGAATATGAATCTAAAGGAACGAATCCAAGATATCTTCCACCAGTACTCAGTACAGCTTGAACTTGCAGACAAAGACAAGAAGGAAGATGAAGTGCAAATGGCTAAAAAGACTTTAGCAAACGGCACAGTTATTTACACAGACGCAGAAGATTTTGCTGTTGGCGTTTCTGTGTTCATTGTTAATGACGAAGGTGAGCGTATGCCACTACCCGACGGAGAATACGAATACGAAGGTGGAGGCAAGACCGTAGTTGCAGGAGGTAAAATTGCAGAAATGGTTGAAGCAGAAGAGGAGAAAAAAGAAGAGGAAAAGGAATTAGACCATACTCCAGACCATAAGAAAGATGAGGAGGAGAAAATGGAAGATGAGAAGAAGAAGGACGAAGAGGAGATGGAAGAAGAAGAAGAAGAGAAAGAAAAGAAGTTCACTAAGAAAGAAGTTGAAGAAATGGTGAAGAAAGCAGTTGAAGATGCAAAAGAAAAAATGGCATCTCAATTGTCTAAAACAAATAAAGAGCTTTCGGATCTTAAAGAAATGCTATCTACTCAAAAGGCAGAAGCCGGATTGAGAAGAAGTGCAAGCAAAGAGAAGCGCATGAGCTTCGCAGATATTAAAAAGCTAACTCAAAAGGAGAGAGTTAGTGCGTTATACGAATTATATTCAAATAAATAAAAAATGGCTAAATCATTAGACATCAACAGCAGTTCTTACGCAGGGGAATTAGCGTTACCGTACATTGCACCTGCGATTTTGGCTGCAGATACTATAGCCAATGGATATGTTACTGTTCACGAAAATGTAAAGTTCAAGGCGGTATTAAAAAAGCTATCAAACGCTAACGAAATAATTGACGCTTATGGATGTGATTTCTCAGCTAATGCAGGAGATTTAGATTTGGATGAAGTAGTATTAACTCCAACAGAGTTGAAAGTAAACCAAGAGCTTTGCAAGGGCGATTTCCGTTCTGATTGGGAAGCGATGGCTACAGGTCGTACTCTTATGGGTGATAGACTTCCTCCAAACTTTGAAGCATTTTTACTTCAATTCCTAGCAGGTAAAGTTTCGGAAGGTATTGAGAATGCTATTTGGCAGGGAAACTTTAATTCAGCAACAGGAGCAACGTCTGGAGGCCCAGCACCTTTCTTTGACGGCATTTGGCACTTAATTCAGGATGGAGTAGGAAGCGTGAATAACGCTGAAAACTTTGCAGCAGCAGGATTAACTGCAGCTAATATTCTTGAAAGAGTTGATGCAGTTGTTGCAGGAGGTTCTAGTGCTGTACTTAACAGCGCAGATTCTAAGATATTCATGAGCCGTAAATCTCTTTACTTATTCCAGAGAGCATTAGGAGGTACAATTACAACAAGCGGAGCAGCACCAACACAGGGTGGAATACTTACAGGAGCCGTACCAATGTCTTATATGGGTTACGAGATTATCGCACCTGCCGGATTCCCGAACGACTGCGTGTTATTCACTTCTATTGCTAACCTACACTTTGGATGTAACCTAGCAACAGACCAGATTGAAGCAACAGTTGTAGATATGACACTAACAGATGCATCTGATAACGTGCGTGTAGCTATGAGATTTAGCGGTGGCGTTCAGGTTGGAAATCTTGGCGATTTATCTGTTGGTTACATTCAACCTTAATCCTTAAAACCCTAGAATATGGCTTGTAATATAACAGTAAATGGAAGAGCGTTAGCTTGTAAAGATGCACTTGGCGGTATACGAGAAGTATACATTGGAAGGTGGATTGGAACAGGCACATGGGTTCAACCTTCAGGCGGTGCAATAAGTGATGCAGCAGAGGCAATTCAATTATTTCAATTCGCTGTTCAAGCCGGATCTTCATCATTCACACAAACAGTTACAGCTTCAACAGAAAACGGAAGCGTATTTTATACGCAAGTTCTTTCTTTAAGCTTTAACAAAATGGCTGCTACGGACGTTTCGGAAATAGCAGAACTAAATAAAGGTCGTTTAATGATTGTAGTAAGAGACAAGAATGACCAATATTGGGTGATGGGCCACGTTTCAGGTTGTGAGGTAACAGGAGGAACATTTGTAAGTGGACAAGCTGCAGGTGATTTGAATGGAGCAACTATGGAAATTACGGCAATGGAGGTAACGGCAGCACCGTTATTATCTACAACGTCAGGTGGAAATGTAACATTCACAGACGGAGCTTGATAATAGCAGATAACTAAAAGTTAAACAAGAGGGGTGGGCAGATGCCTTACTCCTCTTTTTTTTTAAGAATGATAATATTAAATACAAATACATCATTGCAGACGTTTTATGTAACGCCTTTTCAGAGAAAGAAAGACTTTAGCACTACGATAACAACGTACTTGTTTGAGTTGCAGTCTCTACAAACAGATACTAAGTATTATTTTATAGCAGACGTACAGCAAGACAATGAGCGTTATACAGAAGTAAGGATAAGTACAAACACGAATACAGGTAATAACAATATATTGATTACAGAATCCGGTCAATATAGATATATTATCTACGGTCAGACACTATCAACAAACCTTGACCCTAATAATGCAGCAGTAGTAGGAGAGCTTGAAAGAGGATTAATAACATTCACTGGTGAAGATGCTTGGAGTATGCCTAGCATCAATATACCAGATAACATTGTATATTACGAGTAATGGAACTAATAAACTTATCTCAATACGAAGAACGAAGCTATAAAGAAACACCCACAGCTAGAGGATGGGTGCAATATGGAGACGATAACCTCTTTCCACAATATCTTGTGGATCTTTACAAGTCCAGCGCAACACATTCTGCTTTGTGCAACACAATTGCTCAGATGATACTAGGCGAAGGAGTGTTTGCAATGGATGTAGAAACTAGATTAAAGTTTCAAGAATGGGATTTGGATAGCGTAATGCGTAAAGCTTGTATTGATTTGAAGATACAGGGAGGGTTTGCGTTAGAAATAGGTTACAGCATTGACAGAACAACAATTGCATCTGTAAAACATTGCCCATTTGAAAACATTAGAAGTGGAGAGGCCAATGAAAATGATGAAGTTGAATTTTATTGGTATTCTAAAGATTGGAGCGACCAAAGGGAAACGCCGGTTGAAATCAAAGCTTTTGACCCTTCGGAAAAAGTAGATTACCCAACACAAATTCTATACGTCAAACCATTCTCACCCGGCAGCTTTTACTATCCAAAACCGGATTATATTGGTTCAGTTAATTATATAGAGCTTGATAAGGAGATAAGTAAATACCACATCAACAATATCCGTAATGGACTTGCGCCAAGCTTTACAATACATTTCAAAAATGGTGTGCCAAGTCCTGAGGAAAGGCACAAAATTAGAAACGATATTGAGCGACAATTAGGTGGAACAACAAATGCAGGTAAGTTTATAATAACGTATTCAGACCAACCGGAAAGAAAGCCGGATTTTGAGCCGTTCCCATTATCGGATGCAGACAAGCAATACCAATTCTTATCTACAGAAGTAACTGACAAGATAATGGTAGGACACAGAGTTGTGTCAAGTGCTATGTTTGGAGTTAAAACCGAAGGTCAATTAGGAAATACACAGGAGCTAGAAATTTCTGCGGAGCTGTTTGATAAGCAAGTAATAAAACCATTCAGAAAAATAGTAGAGAGAGCATTAGTTGAAGTATTGAATGCAGCAGGATTAGACAACGGAGTTAAGATTGATGAAGTTGAAAAAGTAGAAATCCAAGCTAATGCGCAAAAAAAACTATGCTGTTCGGATGATGGAACAGGAGTAAGTGATGAAATTGCATTAGAAGCAACTAATTGGCTTATCTCTAAAGGCGAAGAGATTGATGAAGAGCAGTACGAATTAGTTGATGAAAGGGAAGTTAATTACGAAACAGAGGATTTACATGATGCCCTTTGGACGTTTGCAATGACACCTTCAAATGACCGTAAGAGTGAAAGTAAATTAGATAACGAGATTGTAAAGGTTCGTTATCAATACGACCCACGTAGAACTTCTACGAATAGCAGAAAATTTTGCAAGTTAATGGTGAGTGCAAACAAGGTGTACAGGAAGGAAGATATTGAAGCTGCAGGCAGGAATCCTGACATAAATCCTGGATGGGGGCCAAACGGCAGAGATACTTACGACATATTCAGATACAAAGGAGGTGGGAATTGTCACCATAGATGGGTAAGGAGAACCTACCTGCAAAAAAACAACAAGAGAATTTCGGTTGCAGAGGCAAAAAGAATTATTGACAAGCTGCCGTTGGAAAAAAGATTAGAAAACCTAATCCCACCTAACGACCCTGCTATAGTTTCACAAATGCCGTATACTATGCCGAATGAAGGATTTTTACCAACCAACCCAAGAAGATAAAACATGGCACTAACAGCAGAGGTCTTATTTGTAAACACAGATTACTTAAAAAGAATTACTAATTTGAATGGTAGTGTTGAGGATAGTGTAATTGTACCGGCTATTATTTTAGCGCAAGACAAATACATACAGCAATATCTTGGAACAGATTTGCTTAATCATCTTAAAACCAACATCAGTTCGTTATCTGGTAACTATGAAACTTTGATGGATAGTTACGTTAGAAAAACAACAGCGTGGTGGACAATGTGCGAACTTATTCCTAGTCTGTACGTCAAGCTTGATAATGGTGGAATGGTTATAAGGGTTGCAGATAATACGCAAGCAATAACAGAGGAGGATTTGCACAGAGAAGTTGAGAGAGCAAGACAGAACGCTCAATTTTATACTGAAAGGTTAGTTAGTTATTTATGTAACAACAGCTCTTTATTTCCACAGTATTCTAGCAATGTAAGTCCTGACATGCATCCAGAAAGAGTTGCGTACAATCAAAATGGGTTTACAGTATCTCATGGTGCAGATGTATATAAATACAGACAGCAGAAAGCTAACGTGTTGGATTGTAACGATTGCTAATGAAAGTTAAGAGAAAAGAGAATGAGGTTAAGCTCAAAAAATGGTTAAGCAAAAATGGATATAGAAATACAAATTATCCTCAACCTTCTTCCAATATTGGGAGGAATGATAGGGGTGTACGTTGCTCTAACAAGAGAGATTGAGAAAATAAAAGGCAGGGTTTATTCTTTGGAATCGGACAGAAAAGAGCTTAAAACACTTGTAAAGGAATGCGTTGAAGGAATCAATGAATTGAAGATTTTAATTGCAAGGAAAGGCCTATGAGCAAGAGATACAAGCATTTTGATGTGAGCGAGTTTGATTCGCCTGATAAAGAAGGTTCTGGATCTTTTATGGAGCATGACTTTTTAGAAATGTTAGATTGTGCAAGAGACATTGCAGGATTTCCTTTTATTATAAACTCAGGGTTCAGAACAATTGAGCATAACAAAGCTGTTGGAGGTTCAGGAAGTAGCTCGCATTTGCTAGGATGGGCAGCAGATATTCATGTTACATCTTCACGAAAAAGATTTATTTTGATTGAAGCATTATTGGATGCAGGCTTTACAAGAATAGGTATTGCAGAAACTTTTATCCATGTGGATAACGACCCCGAAAAACAAAGAAATTTAATTTGGACATACTGAAACAAATAAGACCAAGACTAAGCGGTAACGTGAGGAGGGCATACGAGTGGTGGACAAATAAGCAGAGCAGGGTTTTAATTATTGGAGATTTACATTGTCCGTTTGACCTTGACGGCTATTTAGAATTTTGTTTGGATATGTACGCTAGGCACAATTGTAACAGAGTTGTGTTTATTGGCGATATAATAGATAATCATTACGCTAGCTATCACGAAACAGACCCTGACGGATATGGAGGAGGTGAGGAGCTAGAAAGAGCTATAAATAAAGTAAAAAGATGGCGTGATGCGTTTCCGGTAGCTGATGTTATAATTGGAAATCACGATAGAATTATAATGAGAAAAGCATTTAGCTCTGCGATACCTAAAGCATGGGTAAAAAGCTACAATGAAGTTCTGGGAACATCGTGGAATTGGACAGAGCGTTTGGAGATTGATGGTGTTCAGTACTGCCATGGTGAAGGAGGAACAGCAAGAACAAAGGCCAAGAATGATTTAATGAGTACGGTGCAGGGGCATATACATACACAAGCTTATTGCGAGTGGTTTGTTGGAAGAAAAGCAAGGATTTTTGGAATGCAAGTTGGCTGTGGAATAGACCATGAAGCATACGCAAGTGCTTACGCAAAACATTACAAGAAACAAGCAATTGGTTGTGGTATTGTAATTGATGGAAATGTTGGAATAAATTGCTTAATGAAATTGGGCAAATGAAACATTATTATAAAAAAAAATACAGAGAAAAAATGATAAATAAGGGATTAACAACTTTAGCAAAGAACCTTGATTTAACACAGATATTCAAGGGAAAAGGAGATTTGAAAAGATGGAGTGCAAAAAGAACAATAGGAGGTTCAATTGTTGCATACGCACTTTACAGCATGGAAAATTCAGGGAATGGAATTGAACTTTATGGAGTAATTCTATGCTTGATTGGCGTTTTGCCACTATGCCTTTCGTTTTTAGAAAAAGATTAACTATATTAGCGTCACGTTTGATTGTCTGAACGAATCAAATTGTGTTTTCATTGTTTAAGGAGCTGCCTATATGGGCGGCTCTTTTTTTTATGATCTTTTTTTTGAAGGGTATTGGAATATTAAAAAAGTTTTATATATTAGCATCACATGAAAACACATAAAATGAAAAACAGATTAATTGAAACAGACCCACCTAGACGTGAAACAATTATAGGAAGGGTAATGAACGGGAAGGATTATGACAAGGACTTTACTTTTGAATTTAATGGTGTAGAGGTAACAAATCCTAACCTAGACGAAACAGGCAGATTCTTTGTATTGCCGGAGGAGTATTATGGAGATGGATATACTCAAGACTACGGAGCATTTAAGTACGCCCAAATTGAAGAGATACTTTTTGCTAAAGGTATAGAGTGTGAGAATCAGAGTTGTGAGAACGATTTGTGCATGTCATTCAGTATTGCATTAAAAAATGGTCAATTGAATGTATATGTGCCAAATAGTTTGAGACAAGAATACGATAATGAGTTATTCAATACTTACACAGTAGAGATTGACCGATATTCGAAAGGCATGACTCTCTTAACGAGTGAAGAAGGTGAAGAGAGTTTGGAGAAGGTAGTTGATTTAATTGTAAGAACAGTAAAAAAATTCAGATGAAAAATTTAGAACAATTCATGGACGATAAAATTGTGGAGATTCAGGAAAATATAAAGTACCACGAAGAGAAATTGTTTAACGAAGAACATTATTTGTCTTATATGAAATCTTTATCAGAAAGCGACTGGAAGAAAGGAAACTATAATTATGAGAAGGAGCGTGCAAGAAAGGATGTAGAATGGAGGAAAGAGCAAATACAAAATGAAAGGTACATGCTTGATATTTTGTACACAGCTAGAGATTGTAAGGCAGATAATTTATTTAATTATAAATACTCTGTAACATGACGAAAAGAAAGAGTGAGGGTTTGTGGATGAATAATTCCACAGGCTCTCTTTATTATGTAGATACATATAATAATAAAGCTCATTTGATAAGAACAGACTTACAATTTGATAAGATAATTCCAGAAAAAAATTTATATAAATACTATAAAAAACAACGATGAAACACAAAGCAGTTTACACAATGTTTGATAGAGCGATTATTAGCATTGAAAGAGAATTAAGAGAAATGATTAAAGAGCTTCCTAAACAATATGAGGGTAGCAGTCTAGATTTGGAAGATATGTTTTTAGAACAAGCATACGGATATCATGGTGGAGGGTTTGAAGCTAGGATGTGGTTGGTGCATCATTCAGTAGACCCTTTGGATGCAATTAACTACATAGCAGATTGGTACGACAGAAGAGAATACATTGCTGATATGTACCCCATCGGCTACGAAAAAATTGCGAACGAATTAGTAACTATTGTAGGATTAAATTTAATAAGGGATGAAGATTAGTAAAACAACACTTCCGGATAAACCTTTTAAGAATTACGGTGATTGGATGAAGTGGTTAAACAAACAAGATTTAACTGCAGAGGAAAAATTTGAAGCCAATTTCATGCGTATATGGGAGCAGTTCAAAGCAGATATTAAGAACGAGAGAGAGAGGTGAGAGTTGCATTAGAATTGTTTGCAGGTTCTGGAAGTTTTAGAAAGGTTGCAGATAAATATGATTACAAAACAATTAGCAGCGACATTGTTGATTTTGACAACGTGGATATTGTTGGGGATATATTACAATTACCGATTGAAGTTTTTACAAAATGTACTCCGGATCTTATTTGGTGCAGCCCACCTTGCACGACTTTTAGCATCGCAGGATGTTTTGCACATTACAGAGAGGTGAATGGTATATTAGTGCCAATAAGTGAAGATGCAATGATTGGACAAAGCATTTTATTAAGAACAATTGAAATTATAAAAGCGTGTAACCCTAAGTATTTTTTTATTGAGAATCCCAGAGGCCTGATGCGAAAAATGGAATGCATGAAAGAGTTTGAAAGAGCAACAGTTTGGTATTGTAGATATGGAGATAAAAGAGCAAAGCCAACAGATATCTGGAGTAATCATATTGCAAATCTTTTTAATGCTGACGGATGGAGGCCACGACCACAATGTTTTAATGGAAACAGAAAATGTCATCATGAAGTAGCACCTAGAGGTTCATTAACAGGAGTGCAAGGACAAAAGAATAATTTTGAGAGAAGTAAAATACCACCTCTTTTGATTGAGGAAATAATAAAATCAACTTTATAAATAATGAAAAGCAATACAGATAAATTAAAGAAGGCAATAATTCAGGAAAATGATGATTTGAAGTTTTGGCTAACCTATATTCGGTACAGAGCCAAAAATCATTGGAAAGGAAGAACGGGAGATTTTTGCAGTTGTGATTTAGAGAACATTATGCTAAGAATAGAGAATGATCTTTTTGAGAGCAGCCACGAAAGAGAAACAACATTGCGCAATGGAAAGCGTGATAATTATATAAATGTTTAATTTTTAGAAATGATGAATACATCAAAAATTCAAACCGTAGCCAAGACGGACAATACTTGGCAAGCACAAAGCGGAAGCACTATGTACGATTACACAGTTACATTGGAAGATGGAACAACAGGTACAGCTTCAAGCACATCACCCGAAGCACCGCCTTATGGAGTTGGTGATGAAGTAGAATACACCAAAACAGAAAACAAGTTTGGAGTAAAGTTAAAGATTAAGAAGGCTAATAATTTCTCTCCTTCTAGTGGAGGAGGATTTAAGAGAAGTCCAGAGGACCAAAAGAAAATGGAAAACAGTTGGGCCTTAGGTACAGCAGTTCAGGTTCTAGGGAAATGCCCCGATGAAGTCAGCGTTGAACAATGGTTGGTAGATTGTGCAGAGGTTGCAAGAATGTTATTAGTTAAACGTGATACTTTGAACTAATGAGTAAAAGAAGTATAGAAGCTTATAAAGACATATTACCTCAGTTGAGTGATATGGAGCAGAAAATTTACAAGTGCTTATATACCGGTGATTATACTGCTGAGAATATCTCTTTTTATACAGGCATAAATCTTATAACAGTAAGAGCAAGAGTGAGCGAAATGTTTGATGAAGGTGTAATTGCACAGAAAGATTCAGGCGAGTATTATATTTTGCATGCAGACGATATGGAGGATGTCAAACAACAACGATTAGAGGCCAAGTATCTTAAATGGAAAAAGCTTGGTGAAAAACATGGTTGGCATTTTAGATATGATTGCATTGATAAACATGGCGAACCTTCTCCGGAAGATTATAAGCGAAGTAAAATAGATCCGGAAGATGATGCTTTTGCTTTTACAAAGCAACAAACCTTAAATTTTATTTCATGAGTAAACGACCACATCACACAAACGATTTAAAAAAGTTTATTTTTAAGAAGTTTGGTTCTAGTATCGAGTGCGCTAGAGTTTTAGATATAAGTCCACAAACTGTATTGAATTGGCACACAAAAAATCCCAGAGCAATGTTAAAATACGCTCCGGAAATTGTAGCTAATTGCGATACAACGTGGACGCAGCTTGCAGGAGAAGTCCTAGCAAGAGAAGAAGAGTTAAATAAGTAAAATCAAGGGGAGGTGTAATGCCTCCCCATAAATAAAGGCAATGAAAAATATAATAAACAAAATGTATAAATGCTTTCCGTTATCTTATTCAGCAATTAAAGAGTTTGGGAAAAGTCCTGCACACTATTTAGCGTATAGAAATAAAGAAAAGAAATCTACACCGGCAATGGAATTAGGAACGGCAATACATAAGGCCGTTTTAGAAAATGAAGATTTTTACAAAGAATATCAACTTTGCGAACACAGAAAAAACACTATCAAATACAAAGAGAAGTTGAAGGAGGGTAAGAAGTTGCTGACCAACTCTGAATGGTACACGATTAGTAGGATAGTTGATTCAATTGAAGAGCATAAATTAGCAAAAGAATTGTTGGATAATAGTACACGATTTGAGCTGAATGTTGAACGTGAGATTAAAGGGATTCCATTTCGTGGAATAGTGGATATTTTTGGAGTGGATTATATAGCAGATTTGAAAACAACATCAAATGGCTCTCCTTCGGAGTTTCAAAGATCCTGCTACAATTTTAAGTATTATTTACAGGCAGCTATATATCTGGAATTAACAGGTAAAGAAGATTTCTGGATAATAACAGCCGAAACAGTTGCGCCTTTTAATGTAACTCCTTATAAATTAGACAAGGAGTATATTGAGAGAGGAAAGAAAGAGCTGTATTATTTGATTCAGAAATACAGAGAATGGTTAGATTGTACAGATGGGATATACACCGGTTACGATTACGATTTAGAAGATGAAAAGTATTTTATATTAAAAGCACCAAATTGGGCAAAATGACACAGAGACAATTTAAGGGCATTTGGATTCCTGCAAGGATATGGTTAGATAAAAACCTAAATGCAACAGATAAGATTTTGTTAGCAGATATTGATTCCTTCACAGGAAATCAAAAAACTTTTTACAAAAGCAATGAAACAATAGCAGAAGAATTGTTTGTAAGCATCAAAAGTGTGTCCAGAAGTATAAAAAAGTTGAAAGATTTAGGATATATAAAAATCGAAGGAAACAAGCGTGTGCGTTTGGTTTATAGCTGTATTAATGGACAAAATGAACTAGATGAAGGACAAGTTGTATTTAATAAAGGACAAATTGACTCTTGTGAAAGGTCAAAAAGTCCATCTACTAATTCAATAACTAAATCATATACTAATACAATTACTAATAGTGTGGAACTTCCATTTGATTCAAATGAATTTGCAGAAGTTTGGAGTGATTGGTTAAAGAATAGAAAGAAGAAGTATAAGGATGGAGGAAAAAGAGCATTAAAAAGATTGGTAAAACTTAGCGATAATAATGAGCGTGAAGCAATAGAGATTTTAGATTATTGTTTGGCGCAAAATTATCAAGGTATTTTCAAGGAAGATAAAAATGAAAAACGAACTAATAAAAAATTCAATACAGAAGTCTATTCAGATTATCTCAACACGCTCTAATATATCTCTGGCGGATGCTTGGGATTTTGGAACTAATGTAAGGTCAGCATTTAAGAATGAGCCAAAAATGACACATATTGCTTTAACAGCTTTGTTGAAGGATGCAGTTGATTATTTGGATATGAATAAAAGTTTCAGACATGAAGGAGATTATATAGATGCGGTTACATATTTGATTGAGTGGTTTCCTGCTATGAAGTTGGAAGAGTGGAAAGTTATTTGTCAGAGATTAAAGGCAGGTTACTATGGAAAAATGTACGAGCGTCTTAAATTACCGGAGTTAGTGGAGATATTTCAACAGCATGAAGGGGAGAGAGCAGAGTACATGGAAAAAAAGATCATGAGAACAAAAGATGAAGCTGAGCAACGTGTATCTCATAAAATGACAGATGAACAAAAACAAATGTGGAGTGAATTTGTAGAGAAGTTAAATCTTCCGGAAGATGATATAGATGAGAAAGGAAGGTGGAAATTTATACCGCATCCAAATTCAGAAATAAAACCAGAGGAATAAAAAAATAAAATTTTGAATTAAAGAGATTTTGTACTTATATTTTAGGCGATGCCTACAGAAAGATCCAAACTGGTCAGAAAATTAGATAAAATTTTCTCCATATATATTCGGACAAGGAACGTAGATGATTCAGGGTTTGGAAGGTGTTTTACTTGTGGAGTAACAAAGCATTGGAAGGCAGTTGATGCAGGGCATTTTCAGAGTAGAGGAAAGTTTGCAACTAGATGGGATGAAGCTAACGTGCAGTTTCAATGTAAAAGATGCAACGGATTCAGAGGAGGAGAGCAATATCTATTTGCTAAAAATTTAGATATAAAATACGGAGAGGGAACAGCAGAGGAAATTCAAACAAAATCTAATCAAACAGCTAGGTACGGAGTGAGTGATTTGAGAGATATGATTAGTATGTACACCAGAAAGGTTGAAGATATCCAGAGAGAGAAAGGACTTTGATTTGTGGTTTGAGAAAAACTACAAGAAGTTAGTTGGTTATGCATCTAGCTATCATAAGGATAAGTACGACCTTGTGCATCATGTTTATCTAAGAGTAATAAAACAAGACTTAAAAAAAGTGCTTGAAAATCCTGCAGGGTATTTTAGAAGAGCAATGTTTATTGAAGGAACGAGAGGGCAGTTTAAGAAATTGTATAAAACCACGTTAGAGATTAAACAAGAGCCAATTGCAGACAATAAAGATTTATATGAGGCGATAAATCGTGAGCAATTAGAAATTTTTATCACAATGCTTGGTTGGTTCGACCAACAAGTTTTTCGGTTATGGTTATCGGGTGAAAATATCTGCGAACTTGCTAGGGATTCAGGAATTGCTCAAAGAACTTTACACACATCGTTATATCGAACTAAAAAGAAAATCAAAGATGCTTTTAACAAGCTCAAAAATTAGGAACGAAAGGTTAGGAATATGCAGAAGCTGTAAACACTTTGTCAAGCTAACACAAAGTTGTGGAACGCTTGGAGTAGGTGAAACGGTTAAGTATAAAAATACGACTAAGAAATTGTGTGGATGTATTATGCCAATAAAAACGCATCTTAAAATAGGAAGTTGCCCCCTGAATAAGTGGAGGAGTGAGGTTAGTAAAGATGATATTAAAGCAATAAAAAAATTGCTAGGATCTTTAGATGCAAAAACTAATCGAATCACAAAAGAGCAGAATATAAAATTAACAGAGCTTTATAATAGAATAACATCGAAAAAAAACAAGGTGAGTAGTTGTGCGCCTTGCGTAAAAAAGATGGTAAATGAAATGCGTGAAATGCTAGAAAATGAATAAAATGACACCAAGAAGAGCAAAGAGATATATTAACCAAGCTAAAGAGTGGGTTGTCTTTACAAGTGAAGAAAAATCCGGCAAACACTTTTTCAGAACATTGATAAGCGACAACGCAGCATGGGAAGTGCTACTAAATATTTGCGTGAATGATTATCATATAAGGGAGACGTTTAGAAACATATTAAATACAGCAGATGAATTTATTGAAAATAACAGAGATAACGGAGAACCCGAATAACCCTAGAACAATATCGCATAAGAAGTTCGGTGAGTTGGTGGAAAGCATTAAAAATTTTCCGGAAATGCTAGAGGCTAGGCCTATTGTCGTAAATCCAGACAAAGTAATTCTAGGAGGCAATCAGAGGTACAAGGCAGCTAAATTTGCAGGGTTGGAAGAAGTGCCGGTTTATATTGCTTCATGGGATGAGATAAAGAGCAAGGAATTTGTAATTAAAGATAACGTAAGCTTTGGCGATTGGGATTGGGATATGCTTGCCAATGAATGGGAGGTTGAGGAGTTGAATGATTGGGGAGTAAACACACCGGATGTTCTAGGTATTGAAAAAGATGATGTATACAGTAAAAAAATCAATGCCCCATTATATGAAGCTAGAGAGATACAGCCGGAAATCGAAATGCTGTACGATGATAGCAAATACAAAAAGTTAGTTCAGGAAATAGAGGAAAGTAATTTGAGTGATGGAGAGAAAGAATTTTTGAAGATAGCTAGTGCAAGACATATTGTTTTTTATTTCGATAAGATTGCAGATTACTATTCCCATTGCAGCAAAGAGCAGCAAGATTTATTTGAGAAAAATGCTTTGGTAATAATAGATTTTCAGAAAGCAATAAGGAACGGCTACGTTGAGTTGCAGGAATCTGTTTACAAACAATACGAAGAAGATTATGAATGAATTTATTATCCTAATCATATCTTACGGAAGAGCAGATAACTTAAAAACATTAAAAACCCTGGAGAAGTATGGGTATAAAGGAGACTACAGAATTGTTTGTTCAGACGATGATAAAACTCTAGACTTATATAAAAAGAATTTTGGTGATAAAGTAGTAGTTTTTAATAAGGAAAAAATAAAAGAGAAGTTTGATATTGGAGACAATATTGATGATTACAGAGTTGCCGTATTTGCTAGAAATGCACTTTGGGATATTGCAAAGGATTTAGGGTATAAGTATTTTATTGAATTAGATGATGATTACAGTTCTTTTAATTACAGAGTAAATTCAGAGGGAAGATATCAGACAAAAAAAACCAAGATAAAAGATATTAATTGGATGTTTGAGGTTCTTTTTAAGTTCTTCAAAAAAATAGATGCTAAAACTTTGTGCATAGCACAGGCAGGTGATTTCATAGGAGGTGAAAGCTGTAGCGTATTCAAGAAAGGACTAGCTAG